TTAATTTCGTCTTGAATTATCCATCGTTCAATATCAACTGGTATTGTTGTTCCTATCAAAATTTTATCAATTGGAACCAATATAGTCTTTATAATTGGCGTCGGCTTTTGTATACCTTGAGCAAAGCCTTGTGGATTTACTTCAACGCCGTTTTGAAAAATTCTCATATTTGGACCAAACATATTTATTCCTTGGCCTTGGCCCAGATGTTGTCCCGGATGTTGGCCCGGTCCAAAGGATTGCATATGCCCAAACGGCATACCTCCAAATAAACTTGCTAACATATCTTCCATGGACGACGGTCCTTGACCGTGACCTTGTCCTTGACCCATCATCTTTAAAAATGGATTATTTCGCGTCATATCATATTCCTTTTTCTTATCTTGGTCTCCGAGAGTTTCATATGCTTCGCTTAATTTTTGAAACTTTGCTGTCGAATCAGGATTATTTTTATTTTTGTCAGGATGATATAGCATCGACAATCTCCTATATGATTTTTTTATTTCATCTATTGCTGCCGTTTCAGGAACTTCCAAAATAGTGTAAAAAGTTTCGGTCATTTATAATAATATAATTTAAGATAAACTTAAATACTTATTAACGTATATAATTATTCTAATGGAGCAACCACAATTTTTAAATAAATACCAACCTCTTTACTTTAAAGATTTTGAAACGGATGATGAAATGATTGAAATTCTTCAAACTCTAATTAATATGAATAACCTTAACATTTTATTTATTGGTGATATTGGGTCTGGAAAAACTACATTCTTAAATGCCGTCATTAAAGAATATTATAAAGGATTTACTCATCATTTGTGTCAAGAAAACATTTTACACATTAATTCTCTTAAAGAGCAAGGCATTAACTATTATCGTAATGATGTTAAAACGTTTTGTCAAACTTGTTCTTCCATTAATGGAAAAAAGAAAATTATTGTGTTGGACGATATCGATATTATTAATGAACAAAGCCAACAAGTGTTTAGAAATTATATTGACAAATACAGCCATAATGTTCATTTTATATCTTCGTGTAGCAATTCGCAAAAAGTTATCGAATCATTGCAGTCTAGATTTATTATTATTAAAATTAAATCATTACAAAAACATCATCTCGCAAAAATAATGCGAAAAATTATTGACTTTGAAAAGATATCTATTACATCTGATGCCGTAGATTTTATTCTAAATGTGTCTAACAATAATGCTAAAATTCTTATTAATTATATGGAAAAGTTTAGGCTGCTTAATATTCCAATTAATTTAGAACTTGCGTCCAGTGTCTGTACTAACATCAGTTTTTTTACATTTGAAGAATATACAACTCTTCTTAAGAATGGTGATCTATCTGCTGCTGTAAAACTGTTATATGGTATTTATGATAAAGGATACTCTGTTATGGATATTTTAGATAACTATTTCTTATTTATGAAGATCACTGAACTAATTTCGGAGACTCAAAAATACGATATCATTCCTCTCATTTGTAAATATATAACAGTTTTCCATAATATTCATGAAGACGAGATTGAATTGGCCTTATTTTCCAACAATTTATTTAGTATTCTTAGGACATAAGTTATTGATTTATTTTGTCTATTATTATTTAGACTAATTCTATGTATAAATAATATATACATATTATAGATGTCATCGCAAATATTTAAAAATCCAATACCCAATCAATTACTTATCAAGTTATTAGATGATATTGCGATAAAAACAGAAAAGTGTTATGTTGTAAACAATAATTCTTACAAAAAGGGAATGTTTAATGATCTAATTGTTACCTTTATAGAAGAATGTAAACCATATTATCATCTGTCTAAGCGCAAGTATTTAGATAGAAAACTCCATTATAATTCGTTTATAACAGTTATTCGACAAATATGTAATTTCAACAAGATTACATATACATCACAAATCAAATACGATAAATCTAGCTATGATATTATTTATTATATTTATATACTTTTATAACTACTACGTTACTACTTTTTATAACGAAGTAGTTATAACGCAGTAGTTAGAACTCAAAAGGAACAGTCGATGTGTTTCTCAACATTCTTAAATATGTCAAACAATCGGAACGTTTTAGCTTAAAATCATTATATCCAGCGATTTCGTAGTTTTGTTCCATATTATTCTCTAAAAATTCATATGTAATTTCATCTACATTCGTTTGTATAATATTATTGAAATTATATAAAATTATGTTTGAATTGGATTCTCCAAGTACAAATTTAATAAAGTTATATAGGTCACATTCTAAAATACAATGAAACGCATATGGGACATAGTTGCTTGTTAATGTGTCGTCGCGTCTTCCTCTAACAAAAAAAGTTGCCGTTTCATGGCACCAACCAATAAACAATCTAGCATCAATCGGACAAATTGTACTTCTGCTATCGCATTCTTCGATACATAAAATAAGCTGTGTATTCGTTTGTAATTCTGAATCAGTGTATGCCATTGTATTATAGATTTAAAGCATATTACGTTTAAATTGTTTTAAATATAATATAAATATTTGAATGCTTTTATTTGTAAGAATGCTTTTCAATTCGTTAAAATTAAAAATTATATATACGTTTCCATTATATTATGAAAGACGGTAATTGTATTATGTCGACTACTTCTTGTATTATGTCAGATAATAATTATCTTTATATTGTAGGCGTTTTAGCATTTATTGCTGTAGTTTTCATCTTCTTTATTTATTTCAAAAGCAGAGATACGAATAAACATATTTTAACAGAAGGATTGCAAAATGTTCAAAACGAATATGAATGCGATGGAGATAAATGCTTCATTGCACATAAACAAACTAACAAATCAGAGGAATAATAAATATATTAAAAAAGGACTTAAAGAAAAAGTATAAAAAGTTCTTTAAGTAGTTTTAATAATATATATTATCTGTTAAATTAATTTCCAAAAGTAATTTAGGTTTTGAAAAATGGACATTTTCACAAGTTTAAGAAATGTCCAAAATGAGAAACCTGAAAAGAGTTTTGAAAATCCGTTTTTATAAAAGACGTTTTAGACCATAACGCTCTAAAAATGAGAAAATGTTAGAAAAATGTGTGATGCGAAAAATATATATATATATTGTAAAAAGTATTTAGGAATATTTCTTAGTAATTTATATATGATAGTAAATGATAGTAATTTGGTTCCGAACAGTTCGTATATTTTTCGTTGTGATGTATGTGACTATTCGTCGTCACGACATAGTCAATTGAAACGCCATTTATCAACACTTAAACACAAAATGGTAGAAAATGGTAGTAAAATGATAGAAAATGGTAGTGATTTAGTTCCAAAAAGTTCCGAAAACCGTTCATGTGATTGTGGAAAGGTGTATAAATATGATAGCGGGTATTACCGACATAAGAAAAAATGTTGTTATAAAAAAGATAATAATCAAAAAACAGATATATTAGATATGTCAGATAAAGAACTAATTATTATGTTAGTTAAACAAAATAGTGAATTGATAAATATTGTTAAAAATGGTAATAACAACAATCAGTCTATAAATAATCATTCTAACAATAAACATTCTAATAATAAAACGTTTAATTTACAATTCTTTCTTAACGAAACGTGCAAAGATGCTATGAATATTGGAGATTTTGTTAATTCAATTAAACCACAATTAAACGAATTGGAAGCCACTGGGCGACTTGGATATGTCGAAGGCGTTTCTAATATTATTTTAAATAATCTGAGAGCAATAAATACTCAAACAAGACCTATTCACTGTGCTGATCAAAAAAGAGAAATAATGTATATCAAAGACAATAATAATGAATGGACCAAAGAAGACGGTTCTAAACCTATTTTAACCAATGCTATAAAAAAGATTGCCAATGAAAATATAAAAAATATTAGCGAATGGAGAAAGAAAAATCCCGACTGTACAGATTCAGAATCCAGAAAAAATAATACGTATTTAAAAATTGTTAGTAACTCAATGTCTGGGTCATCTGCTGAAGAAAGTCATAAAAATATGTGTAAAATTATCAGTAATGTTGCAAAGGGAACTGTCATTGAAAAATAAGATATTTTGTGATTAATAATATAAAAACATCTCAAAATATAATATACAATCTTAATATATAATAATGCCGAAAGAAAATATTGATTATTCTAATACAATAATTTATAAAATTTATTGTAACGATGATACAATTACAGATATATATGTAGGACATACAACGCATTTTATTCAACGAAAATATCAACATAAAGTATCAAGTAATGAATCTACAAATGTTTTGAAAATTTATAAAACAATAAGAGAAAATGGAGGATGGGATAATTGGAGTATGGTTGAAATTGCAACATATAACTGTAAAAATTCAACAGAAGCAAGAATTAAAGAACAAATACATTAC